TGTAACACACAAATTAACAAATTTATCTCACAAGTAATTATATCACAATAGTTCTCTACTTAATATATATCTCTCAACTATCTATCACTTCAATCTACAACAGATTTAGTAAGTCATTGATTTACTAACATTATTGTTTTAACAAAGTGTGACAACTCATAACTTGACTTAGTCATTGATTTACTAACATTATTTGTTTTTCAAAGTGTGACAAGTCATAACTTGACCTATCAATTTTGTTCTAAATTAAATTGCAATTCTAAATTATCTAAATAAATAGCATGTTCGATAATTGAATACGGTACCAGTTCATTATTCTTAATGACCCAGTAAATCCATCTATCACTACTGAGCATTTCACTATTAGGCATCTCATTAGAGAAACATATAAGGTGTGGATTATTAAAAACCAAACAGGAACTCTCATATTTCTTGCTGAACAGTAAACCATCTTTACATGATTCAATAGCTTTATAGCTTATACGTTCAGTGCTTCTCGGGAAATTGAACACAAAAGTATTTTTATCATTTAAATCTTTACCTGATTTTTGTGCAAGTGCTATGCTACAAGATATATCCCCAACTGCTCCGCCAGTAAATAATAAGGCTTGATATTTTACATATAAGTATTTACAGAATACTGTTTTACCATTATTTCCCAAACTATCAAAAACCCAATGTATTGACCTATCATTAATAGGCCCTTCAATAATATCACATAATGATTTTTGCCATGGTCTAAGGATATTAATAATATTCAATGTGCATGGTTTTTTTGGTAACGTGATAGTACCAAATGTAAAATAAGTATCAGCCAGCTGCATATCTTTAGTTTCATCCTTACAACAATAATCAATAGCCGCTTTTTTAGTTCCTTTCCTTTTCTCAAAGTGTATACCTTTATCTAAACTTTTTTTAAGTTCAGTCAGTCTCATGTCCTTACAAGTTATCATATAACCTTGAAGGTGTAATGTTCCAGTGTCTTCACCTATTTCACTTTGAAAGATATAACCACAACAAATCTTTTTTAATTCTGTTTCCATCAAATTAATGAAGTTAAGTTTACAAACTTTTGCGTCTATTTCACTCAAATTGTCCAAACATACATAATTGTTAAATGTAAAGCACCAATGTTTAGCAGCAGAGTCCTGTTTAGATGGTTTAGTTGATGAGGTCTTAGTATTACCGACCTCATCTTCAGTCAGTCTATTGCGTCTATTTTTTCCCATATATACTATATATATTGAAATTAATTTTAAGCAAGCCGAAGGCAAGATAAAGCAAAAAAGTCTAAGACAAAAAACACACTATGACATTTTCCCAAATAGCATTAATTTATTAGTGCGTTTGGAAAATGTCATATTTTTGAGCTTTAAAGAACAATCAATTTAGTAACTTGTTACGGCAATTGATTGAGATAGTGATTATCATGTAATTATTGACTTTTATGTTTATCTTGTATTAGGTGTATTTTATTGGTTTAATGTAGGCCGAAGGCAAGATAAAGCAAAAAGTCGAAGGCAAAAAACATATTATTTATTTATTTAATTTATCACCAAAAATTATTTTCTAAATATATAATATAATAAAATTATGGCAGTTCAAAAAAAAAACGCGAATAGACGGACTAAAAAGATTGTGGGGAGAGCAGCAACTAAAACGAAGAAAGGGAGAAAGACCCCATACCAAGGCATTGCAAAATATGCCCCTGGAGCTGGTGCCGCATTAGGAACCGCATTAGGTGCTTTGGTAGGACAACCGGCAATAGGCGGATTATTGGGGGGTGGTGCAGGTTCATTAATGCAACACTTTATAGGACGTGGAGATTATGAAGTTGTTAATAATTGTTTCTTGAAAGATGGGAACATGTGTGAGCCAATTATTAATAGGTCAAATTCAGGAGGTGAAATAATCAGAAAGACTGAATTTATGGGAGATGTGATAACATCAGCAACGCCCAATACCTTTCGGTTAACGAGTTACCCTGTTAATGTAGGATTGGAACAAACCTTTCAATTTTTATCACAAATAGCGTGTAATTTTGAAGAGTATACATTAGAGGGAGCCTATATAGAATTTAGGAGTATGAGCGGAGACTCATTAAACTCAGTCAATTCAGCTTTAGGTACTGTCATTATGGCAGCTAATTATAACTCAGGTTCACCAAATTTCACAAATAAAAATCAAATGGAAAATTATGAGGGTGGTATATCCAGTAAACCATCATCAAATTTGAGATATTTTATGGAATGTGCAAAAAATCGAAACGTTTTAGAAAATTTATACGTCCGTTCTGGAGAAGTTCCAACGAATCAAGATATACGTATGTATGATTTATGTAATTTCCAAATAGCTACTATGGGCTTTCAAGGTTCATCAGTTAATATAGGTGAATTATATATTACGTATCAGGTTTCATTAAGAAAACCAAAACTTTATGCTGCTCTTGGTAGTTATCAAAATTTTGGTTATATACATAGTAGTTCATTTGATAATACCAACATGATAGGTACATCTTTTACCTATAACGCTAATAATAATTTATTGGGGTTACATGCAGTCTCAAATTTTATATCTTGGAACGCTCCAACATTACCGCAAGCATATTTTATTAGTTTATCTTGGTTAGGTGGATTCATAGGTGTTGAATATCCAACATTAACATATGATAATGGGCTATCACTTGCTACTGGAATAAGTAACTTTCCACCAAATACAACAGGTTCTTTTAATTGTTGTATTGAAATGATAGTAAAATATTTACCTGGGGAAAATATAAATGGCTACCCACCTGTAATTGGTTTTACTGGTGTTCCTATATTGCCAACAGCAGGAACATCTTGGAGAGCATATATATTACAAGTGCCTAATGTATATGTTAATATTTAAAAGTGGAGCCGTAGGCGTGCATCCGCTAAAGCCCCCCACAATCCCGGTTTTTAACCTAACAGGTTTACACATAAGTTTAATAAACTAATGTGTAACACGCAGCTGAAAACATTTAAAAATGTTTTCTTAACACTGCATACAGAAAAACAAAACAAAATAGTTGTGTTCCGGCTGAACTAAGCCTAAAAATTGCCTGCAATTTTTAAGCATATTTTTAAAACATAAATAGATTGTGATAGTTAAGGCATTAGGGATTAAATGCGTAGTGAGAATAATTTTTAATTTTTGTGTGCGCGGGGGGGCCCTATTTAAATGTTCGGAATGATGAAAAACTTTGATTACCGCAAGGTAATCATTGTTTTTCATGCTTCTGGAATGTTTTAATGGGGGGGTCCTGTAACACACAAATTAACAAATTTATCTCACAAGTAATTATATCACAATAGTTCTCTACTTAATATATATCTCTCAACTATCTATCACTTCAATCTACAACAGATTTAGTAAGTCATTGAT